AACATTATTTGGAGATGCTACAAACGAGATTGGTATTTTTTACGATAATGGAAATATAGTATTTAGAGTTGAGTCGGAAGAAATATACTGGACAATTCCATATACTAAAAGAGCAATGCATGTAGTTGCAACCTATACTGGTAGCGATATATCTTTGTATATAGACGGAGTATTAAAATCAAATAAAATATTAACTGGATTTAAATTTACAAATACATCTTTTACTCCTTCATTTGGACCAACCCCAAACTCAAGTAACTATTTTCTTTTAAATGCACCAGCAGTTTACAGATATGCGCTAGACGTAAGCAGGATACAGATACACTATTTAGATGCTCAGACCTTACCAGCAATTCAGGTTGCAGATCCAGACAGTGGAGAAGTGTTTGAATTTTACGACAATGACATTTCAAGAGTGTACAGATACGCCTACCCAGCAAATAAACCCTGGTCTAATTTTATAACAGATGATTTATATTACGATTCACAAGAAAATTCTATTTCAATAAAAAAATCAACTGGAGCAAAAACTGTTGTATTAAATGACTTTATTACTATACCGTTAGATCTAATTATAGATTCGTCAAAAATTGAATGGGACGGAGACAATGGAATTTCTATAAGAACATCAGTTGATGGAACAACATATGCCTCATGTGTTAATGGCGGACCTATCCCACAATATAAGATGGGAACTATAAGTAGTTCTGGAAATCTTTACATAGAGGTAACCTTAGACTCTGATGATTCTTCTAAATATCTACCAAAGTTATTTGGAATCAATATTAAGTTTTATAATGATCAAGTAATGTATTCCGTAAATGGCGGGAATTATTTTACCACCCTAGAAGGTATTTCTGGACCAACGGCATTTGATATATCTTTAGGTAATCAAAGATATCCAATTTTATCAAGAGATGCAAGAAATGGCATAAAGGCGTTGCAGGGTTCTGGATTTAAAATAGGAACTACTTCTGGGGTCGGGACTGCCCAATTTTTCTATACCCCTGTGGCATTAACTGACAGCGCATTGTTAAGCTCAGTTTTAACAAATGAGTATGCAGCATCAAATTATTCATGGAGAAGCAATGGAACTATTAGCAAAACTAACATATCAGCAATATATGTTAATGGGATTAATAAAACATCTGAGACTAGCATATCTAACGTTTTTGAAGTAGGTCAGATGCACCATGTAGTAATAGTTTTTTCAAGCGACATATCAGGAGATGTTCGATTTAATTACTCGCAATTTGGATCAGTAGAAGCCCTGTATCAAAATATTGCTCTTTATCCTTCAAACTTTGACTCTACAAAAGCACTTTCTCAATATAATCTATACAGGTATAAAAGCATCCAAGAGGTATTGGACTCAAATACATGGTCTATTCAATTGACAGAAAATTCAGTTACGCCTTATAATAATGACTGGATTGTGCAACAAAACGTATAATCTGTCACATTGCCCTGACAAAAAGCTGGACTTAAACATTAAAGAATGGTAAAATAAAGTTTATGGAAATTAAAAATGCTAGACAAAGCCTAGTTGAAGAGACTACCCTAGGTATTTATGTGTGGGAAATTGATGGGAAATGGGTAGGCGATGATGATGGGCACTTCCTTTCGATTACATCAAAAAAGGGAAATAAAGAAAAAATTGAACAGTTAAGAAAAGCTGTTTCTTCTTATGGCATTGATAGAGGCCAACCTAAATTTTTGGCGGGGCGCAGAAAGATTGACGACGAAACATATGAATTTCAAAAACAAAGACTGGACCAAGGACTTGTCCCAGACCCTTTTGATATTGGAAACTATAAGGACGAAATGAGAGCATTGCAGTCTGATCCTAATTTTCGTAATACAGGGAGATAAAAATGGAATTTATAGAAGACGATAATTCAGTTCAAAACATTGAGGTTTCTAATGTTGCAGACTGGATGAAATTTAATGCAAAAGTAGATATAGTTAGCAATGATCCATTTAAGATTAACTCTGAAGAATTAAAAAAAGTAAGAGGACTTAGCCCAGCGTTTAGACGAAAGATGGGAAGAGAATTTTCAAAATCATTTACTGGACAAGATGATACTGGGACACAACAGAACCTTCTACAGCAAGCAGTTACTGGATATGCTATGTTTGACTTGGTTGAGCCAACCTATAACCTAGAATATCTATCACAAATTTATGAAGTATCAACCTATAACTATTCTGCAATAAATGCAAAGGTTTCGAATATTGTTGGTCTTGGATATGATTTCATAGAAACAAAAAAGACAAACGACGCTTTTGATTCTATAACAGACGATAGACAGTTAGAAAGAGCACGCAGAAAATTAAACAAGTTGCGTCAAGACCTACAAGCATGGCTAGACGAAACAAATGATGAAGATACATTTACTCAAACTCTTATAAAGGCTTATACAGACTTAGAGGCTACTGGAAATGGTTACATTGAAATTGGAAGAACTACTTCTGGAAATATTGGATACATCGGTCACATCCCAGCAAAGACAATGAGAGTTCGCCGTCTTCGTGATGGGTTCATTCAACTGCTTTATGGCAAGGCCGTATACTTTAGAAATTTTGGGGACACAGAAACAGAAAACCCAATTGCAGGTGGATTTGATAGACCAAACGAAATTATTCATTTAAAGAAGTACACCCCAATGAACAACTACTACGGCATCCCAGATATCATTGCCGCATTAAATGCTTTAGTTGGAAATGAGTTCGCTGGTAAATACAACTTAGACTATTTTGAAAATAAGGCTGTGCCACGTTACATTATTACCGTAAAAGGAGCAAAGCTTTCACCAGAGTCAGAGCGTAAATTGCTTGAATTTTTCCAGGTAGGACTTAGAGGCAAGAACCACAGATCCCTTTATATCCCATTACCAGCCGACACCTCAGACTCTAAGGTTGAATTTAAAATGGAGCCCATTGAGGCAGGAACCCAGGAGTCCTCATTTAATGTATATAGAAAAGCAAATAGAGATGAAATTCTATTGGCTCACCGAGTGCCCATTAATAAAATAGGAACTCCAGAAGGAGTAAATTTAGCGGTTGCTCGTGATGCAGATAAAACATTTAAAGAGCAAGTTTGTAGACCAGCCCAAATGATTTTAGAGAAAAAAATTAATAGCATATTTGCTGAAAAAACAGATGCCTTAGTTCTTAAATTCAATGAATTAACCCTAACAGACGAAGATACTCAATCAAAAATTGATGAAAGATATTTGCGTATGCAGGTAATTACTCCAAATGAAGTAAGAATTAGAAAAGGATTAATTCCTATGGACGGCGGAGACGACGTAGTAGAATTAAAGCCACAGGCCCAGGCAGAAGTTAGAGCACAAGCTGGTAATACTAGAGCCAGATCCCAAGAAAGACAGGGCACAGCCCCTGATATTTCAGGAGAAGGAAGAAATGCAAAGGGCGACGGAAGACAAGTCGACTAACTCTACTCAACTAGTTATTTGCCTTTTTATCTACATGTAGATAAAATAAACCATATGAATATTGAAAAATCTTATTGGTCTTCTAATGGTAACGACATTACCCTGTCCGTGCCATTTACAAAGGTCAACCGTGAAAAGCGTACAGTATCTGGTTTTGCCACATTAGACAATGTAGATCAAACAAATGACATGGTAACAGCAGAGGCAAGCCTCAAAGCTTTTGAAAACTTTAGAGGTAACATTCGTGAGATGCATGGCCCAAGCGCCGTTGGCAAGATGGTATCCTTCAAGCCAGAAACTTTCTATGATCCAAAAACTGGAGAATTTTATAATGGAGTTTATGTTGATGCATACATTTCAAAAGGTGCACAAGATACATGGGAAAAGATTCTAGACGGAACTCTTCAAGGATTTTCAATCGGCGGAAAGATCATTCAGTCAGACAATGAAGTAAACAAGTCTACAGGAGAATCAATTCGTTTTATTAAAGAATACTCTTTAATGGAACTATCTGTGGTAGACTCACCAGCAAACGAACTATGCAACATTCTTTCTATTCAGAAGATGAATGGTCAATTAATGTTTAAGGGAATTGCAGCAGAAGTAGTAGCAGAAAATATTTTTTATTGTGAGGATAGCGACTCTGTATTTATTTCAACAGAGAAAACATACGACTCACCAGTATCTGGAAAACCAGCAACTTTAATTGGTTGGGTAGAAAGCACAGACATTAACAAGTCAAAAGAAATAGATAAGATTCTTGATTCACATAAGAAGTCAAGATTAACGTTGCCTGAAACACAAACAATTGCAAAACAGGCAAACGCAGAAGGAGGTAATGAAGTGTCAGAAAATACAGAAAACGTAGTTGCAGAAGAGACAGTAGTCGCAGATGCAACCGTAGAAGAAACAGTAGTCGCTACCGAAGAAGTAGCACCAGCTGAAGATGCTCCTGCAGTAGATGCAGTAGTTGAAGATGCTCCTGCCGATACTCTGGAAAAAGCAGCCAACGTATCAGAAGTTGAGGTTGATGAACCTGATTTTGCAAAGATGCTTGGCGATCTAAAAGGCTTTTTCTCAGAAACACTGAATAAGGCATCAGAATCTAATGCTGCTCAAGTTGATCAAATTAAGTCAACAGTAGAGACATTCAGCAAGAGTGTTGATGGAAGAATTTCAGAATTGGCAGAACAACACACCGTGCTTAGCGCAGCGGTAGCAGAAATCCGTAACACAATCGATGGCGTTCAAAAGCGTGTCGATGCAGTGGAGGGTGAGACTGCAATTAAGAAGTCCTCTGACCTTGGCGGGTCACAGGAAGTAACAATCAAGAAATCTAAATGGAACGGTTCTTTCCTCGGTTCCGTACAAGAAATTTTTAACTAAAAAAGGTAGGTGAAAATAAACAATGAGTAATGAACTATTAGCAAAAGCTATGGCAACAGGAACTACAGACACTGGCGATTTCGCTGGCTCTCTTTCTGGAACAGGCGTCCACGTTGGCGCAGATTCCAAGGGTGGCCTTCTAAATCCAGAGCAGTCTGCTCGTTTCCTTGATTATATGTTCGACGCAACCGTAATTGGTAAGGTCGCACGTACAGTTCGAATGAGAGCTGATACAACTGAGATTGACCGCATGTCAGTCGGAGAGAAGCTTATGAAGCTTGCTTCTGAGGCAGATGATACATCTGCAAACTCAGCAGTAACTTTCTCAAAGATTTCTCTAACAACAAAGAAACTTCGCTTAGATTGGGAGCTTTCAACTGAGTCTCTAGAAGACAACATTGAAGGTCCAGATCTAGAAGATCACATTGCACGTATGATGGCAACACAAGCAGGTAACGATATTGAAGATGTGGTTCTTAACGGAAACACAGCTTTATCATCAGATAACCTTTACAAGTCATTTGATGGCGTTGTAAAGCTTGCAAAGGCCAACGGACACGTTGTAGATGCAGGTGGAGCTGCAGTAAGCCGTGCTGTATTTAACAGCGCTCTTAAGGCTCTTCCACGTAAGTACAAGCAACGCCGTGCAGATCTTCGCTTCCTAGCAGGATCAAACCTAATTCAGGACTTCCTATATGCTAACAGCATCGGAACAAACCAGACAATTCCACAAGATATTGCTTCAAGCATTATCCGTGGAGATGTACAACCTGTCTCAGGTCCAGCAGGATACGTAGCTCCATACGCATTCGGTATTCCAATCGTTGAAGTTCCTCTATTAAATGAGGCACAAGACGGAGATTACTCAGGAGAAACAGGAAACCA